GCGGCACCGCCGTCGCGCCCTGCGGCGTCACATTATATAGTTCACCACCGACTTCTTTAAGTTCTTGCTTCGGTGCGCTAACCAGACCGCCAATAGGAGCCGCCGCACCGCCGCCAAACTCAGGATAGCGCATGGTCTGCGTCTGACCTGACGGCAACAGCACGTCTTTAGTCGCTTGTTTATATTGCTGTTCCGGCGTCAAGAGAAACCGGCGGCGTGTATCAGCGTTCCATTTCATCTTAGATGCAATGGCATATTCATCCGGCAACATTTCTTTGTACTGCCCAATAACTGCTTGATACGCGGCGTCATCGCCTTCCGGCACGTATTGTAATTGAGCTAACGCGTGCTTCAGGACATTAGATTTAAGTTCTTGTAGCTTGGCGCGTTCTTCCATCTGGAATTTAGCCGCTTCACGAATATCCCGCGCGCCAGCTAATTCCATAGCTTGCGCGGTCTTCTCAGCCTGCAACTGATTTTGCTGGATAGCTTGACCCTGCGCGTAAGCCCCTAGAAGGTTTACGTTGGGAAATTGAAATTCTGGTAAGGGCCGATATTCGATAGGCATTATTTACGTTCCATGCCGAGATACATTGCACCAAGCTGACCGGCTTGGCCAAGCGCCTGCGCCAACAGATTAGTCGGACCCATATACGCGCTGGCGTTAGTCGCGCCAATATTAGCGTAACCTTGGCCTATGCCTTGGCCTAAATTCTGATAGTTCTGCGCAAGATTAGTGCCGGTGCCGATAGCAGCATTACCGATGCCCTGCGCCGCGCCACCGACATCGCCGGCATGACCGAGGCCGAGGTGGTGGCCGCGGTCGCCCACGGGGACGGCCACGCCGAGGCCACGCCGGCCGCCTGATCCGGCCGCCGACAAGGAGCGAACCATGAACCGATGGACGGGCGCGCTGGCGGCCGTGGCGGTCGCCGGGGC